AACGTAAAATTTGTCAATCACTCAAGGATTTAGATTATTGCCTTTCTATAATACTACTTTGTGAGTTACCTGTCAACATAGGTCCCACTATTTTTTGTCCGACTGGAGACACGAGGAAAGAAATAATAGAAAGAGCACCAAATATGCTCCACATTTTCTTTTCCATGAGTCTGAGACGGTCATCGACTTTACGAATGTCTCTCTCACATCCTTTCTTAATTGCTTCCGTTTCTCTATTAACATCTGCGTGTAACCTATCTATTTTCTCAAATAATACTTCATCAATTTTATCTTGTTTGTCTAACTTCTCATTGTGTACAGCAAGAATTTGACCCATCTTCACAGAGTTATCTTGAAGTGTGTCAACTACTTTTTCTAGTCTCTCTAGAATCGCTGAGTTTATATCAGACATTACCTTGTCGCGTCTTGTTCTACCCCTGTTCTTGCTTGCTTCTTCAACTGTTGAGTTTTCAACTGTAATTGTTTTTGAAGTTCTTGCTTCTTAAGCATGACTTTCTTTTTCATATTCTGAATCTTTTGTTGATTCATTTGATTCTTCATCTGTTGATCGCCAGCAGATTCAGATACATTTTTCATATGTTTCATACGTTTATCCATAAAGAATTTAGCAGATGCACCAGGCATAATTCTTTCAATATTAATACCAGACCTATACTTAGGCATGATTAACATTCTCATTTTCATTCTAAGTTCAGCAGGACTGTTTGCATAGACTACAGTTTCTCCCACTTCTGGAATGTTTACTTTGTATTGAAATAACTTTGAAGGTCTTTGACTATCACGAGGACATGTTGTAGATTCTTTTACTGCCTTCTTTTTCTTTTTGATCTTACCCCTAAACTTTATAACAGGATCAAAACCTGCAACAGGACCTTTGGCATTAGCACTACTGCTAAAACCTCCTGTACCTGCACTCATTGTTGGGGCTTCTTCATTCATTAGATCTTGTTTAACTCTTCCTCTAAGTCAGGATCAACTTCCAAATCTGGAAGCATACCTACTGGATATTTATTCAAATAGATGAGTATAGTTTTTAGTATACTCCAATACTCCCTCTCTAGTTTATAGAACAAGAGTGGAGTCGCAGCTTCACCAAAAACATTATATAAAATAATCAGATGATTTATAACAAGATGGATCCTTAAAGGTCCTCTTCGCACATAACGCTTCAAGAGTCTTTTAAGATACTTAAAGCGTTTTATGTCTTCATCGAAGTCATCGCGTGTAACGCAATGAGGATTTTCATAATGTTTTATGGCGAAAAGAATGTACGTATCGTCATTCAGTTCGTCAAACTTCATTTATTATGTTGTAGTAATTGTCTTGGTAGAACCAGAACCACCTGCACCGATAGTATCGCCTAATACGAATACTTTGTCAGATGCTGTTGAAGTACCTGAATCAACAATAGTTCCAGAGATCGTTTGAGCACCAATAGTATGTACCTTACTTGCAGCAGCACATGTGAATGTAAATTCAACACGGTTTACTCCTGTTTGTGCAGCAGCAGTTGCAGTAATAGAAGCACTGTCTGTAGTATTAGTAACTACAAGAGTAGCACCATTAGTTACATCAACAAGTTCGTTGTAGATAACAACAACAGTTCCTGTTGCAGCAGCAGCGTAAGTTGATTCCTCAAAGAACACAGCAGTAATATCAGCGTTACCAAGAGTGTCAGTTCCTCTTCCACCTGCACCGACTAAACCATCAACTGAGACTAAAATTTCATCCCAATATGATGTTTTGGCAGCATTTTTATAGTGACGAAGAACCCATCCATCTGCTGTTGCAAAGATATTCTGAGGATCTACCCCACTACCTCTAACAGCCCACTTGGGTTTTGATTCATCTGCGTCAGTTACACCGTAAAGTGCCATGTCTATGCTCCTAAGATCGTAAAATTCCTAGTATTATTTATAAGAAAAAGGGTCTCTAAGACCCCTTTAAAATCGCTTGTGAGCGTTATTCTTTTGTAGCAAGTGCTTCCTTTACTTTTTCAAATAAAGCATCGTCAGCAGTCGTTTTGGTGAGTTTCACCGCCTTGCCGATAATCAATAGACAAATATCTATTAGTTTTTCTCCGAGTTCTGCATCGTCAGGAATTTTTTTGACAGCAGAGTCGATTACTTTGTATGCCAGTGGCATTAAAAAATTACCAATCATGATCTTAATATGTAATTACAAATTATATAGGCTATCTGTCGTACTTTTTCTTTCCGTCCTTCATGTAACCAGATCCCTTCTTATCATAGAACCGTACACCTTTTTCTCTAGTTGTTTTATAGAGTTTATCCTTTGACTCTTTACCCTTAGCCATTACGTCCTTAAACTTTTTTCCTTTCGCCATCTTATGCCTTTGTTGAGCTTTGGCAATAAGTTCATTCTTTAGTTCTGTAGTCTCGTCTATCATGTTCCTAGTCCACGTCCACTGTCATAGTTTTTCTTTCCACCATAACGTGCCATAGTATCAACGTAGTTTTGAACAGATGAGAACCCTCTCTTCTTAGCATCAGCAGCAGTTTCTTTCTTCTTGTCTGCCATGTTTTTATACTTATTAGTTCCCACAGTAGACTTTGCACCCTTAACCTTTTTAGATTGGTTGCTACCTTTTCTCATGATCGCACCTTTGCCATACTTGGCAATGATGTTTTTCTTTACTATGTCAAGTGCAGTGTCTTTTTCTGATAAGATTGAAGTTTCGTTTTTGCTGCTTTGATTGCTTTGGTTTGAGACTTCTTTCTGACTACCATAGATGTTTTCATTGTTGTTCTTTATATATGATTGTTCTTCACTTGTAAGACCTACATTTGCTACCCTTTGCTTTTTTGCTTTTGGATTAGGAGGAGTAGGTTTACCTCCACATGCCATCTCACTGAACTTCACAAGTCTTGATACAGTTGCTTTCTTTTTTGGATCGTATACTGATACTCTAGGTTCTTTCTTAGTGCCACCTTTAAAATCTTTGTGAGTATCAGCATACTTTTTCTTAGTCATAACCTCATATTCAACTGCTTCTCTTTCCATGTGTTTGGTTACATAATATCCACCAACAGCACCATACTTTCCTTGTCTTCTAAGGTTATTTCTTTCTTTTCTTCTTTTTGCTGCTGCTCTTTCTTTTGCTGCTTCTTTATTTTGTGCCTTAAACCGTGCCTTTTGTTGTGCTCGTTGTTCTGCTTCTTTGTCTAAGTAATAACTCTTTTCCTCATTCTTAGGACGACAATCATTGACGAGTTTACCACCCTTCATCTTCATGCCAACCTTCTTATGAGTCTTCCAACACTCTACAAAACGTTGAAATGATTCTCTTTTGTATGCAGGTACTTTAGCACCCTTCACACCACGACGTGCTTTGTGCTCTTCTCTACGTTTATCAATAGTCTTTCCTCTCTTACCCTCAGGATCAAACATGCCAGGATCACCATGACCAGGACCCATTCTCCTGTAGTTTCTGATAGATGCTTTACCGTAATCGCTACGACCTTTATCTACCTTTGCTTCTGTTTGTACATCAGGTCCGTCATTTACATCATCTCTCCTTCTTTTCGATTCGCACTTCATACAATCACAGTCTTCACCATGATTTTCTTTTACAGATTTCTTAACTTTGCCACCCTTTGAATAGGGATGCATAGTTATAGGTGCACCACCCTCCATGACATCAGCCATTTTAGGATTTATTTTCACCTTAGTTTTCTTTTCTGAAAGTGCTTTGAAAGATAACATTACTTTTTCATTGCTTCGCGTTTTGCCTTAGTCTTGGCAAGAACTCTATCTCTTGCTTCACTTGCTGCTTTATTAGGACCATCATATGCCATAGCACCTTTCTGCTTTCTTGGTGCTTTTGCAAATGCTGCCATAGGACCTGATGGTATTCCAGTTCCTTTAGTCATGCCATATGCACTTCCTTCTTCCATAGCAGCATCATACTCTCTAGAAATTTCTGCTACTCTTTCTAGTTCTTCTGGTGAAAGAACATTATCATCAGGATGAATCTCTTGATTCTCCTTCATATGATCAGCAGCTTTGTACATAGGTTTACCATCCTTACCCTTCATACCTTTTTTGAAGTTCTGGTATGCAGGTGTGTTAGCTTTCTTGTCAGCATTAGTAACAGTATATGCTTCTTCAACATCTTCTACCTCTTCTTTTGCCATTGCTTTTTTAATAGCAGAACGACGTTTCATGAGATACTTATCAGACTCATCCTTGTCACCATCGTTGTCAACGTCTCCGTCTTCTTTACCAACTGGATCAAGTTTTTTCTTCTCCTGTAACCTACAAATTTCATTGTAAGCGTCAGTCATATCGGGTAGATCTTCTCTGTTCATTTTTTTGTAGTAACCTTGCTCTTTTTATTTATCTTTCTAATGAACTCTCCTGGTGTCATTCTTCGCATATAGTTGGCAAGTTCATCTGTTCCTTGCTCACCTGCAGGTGTAAATTCAAAACCATATACTGAATTTTTAGTCTCTGTTAGATCTTTTAACCAAGAGCGAAATATATTATCGTGCTCATCAATACTGATGACGTAATTGCTACCACGACTAACAACTTTAGAAACGATCCCTGTGTTGCTGTTTTCAACGAAAGTACCTACTGCGAAAAGTTCTTTTTCAAAGTATGCTTCTCTTAGACCTTGAGGATCTAACTTAGGAGCAACCTCATATAAATCATATGATGCTTCAGCGAAATCGTCAAATGACTCTGTTACATTCATTGATTGTCTTAATGTAAGATATAGGGCTTCTCTATCTTTTTTTGACAATTCTTTAGGAAGTCCTTTATCAAATGCTGAAAAATCATCTTCAACTGCTGCCTTACGCAACTTAGATGCACTCATTCCTTCTAAACCTTCAGCATCAGGATCTCTATCACCTGCTGAAGTTACTTTAATATCTTCAAAATTATATAATTTACCATTATACTTTGTTGCTAATGAATTAAATTCACTTACTCTGTCTCCACCAACAACTAAATTAACTGAACTGTATCCTTCGCTATCAATAGCAGTTAATACATCAAAGATAGTTTTCATATCTTCACTACTCTGAATAGCATTAGCGTGTTCTGGATACGCTTGTTTCATAAATTTAATTTTTGTACTCGGATCTAAAGGATTCTTTTTAGGATCTTGAGTTCTACTTGGATATATTCTATACTCTCCTCCACTTGCCTTTGCTTCTCTTGCTACCTTATTAATTAAAGTTTCATGCCCAACAGTAGGGGGATTGAATCTTCCAAAAGTAATAGATATTGAACCTTGATCGACCTGACCTTCGCCATTCGCAGTTTCTTCTCCTCCTGATTGTTGTTGCTGTCCGAGTTCATTTGCAGATAATTTAACTAATTTACCATCTTTACTCATATGCGTGACATTGCCAGCAGCATCAGCATACTTTCCATATCCTACATGAGTTAGATTTAATTTTTCAGCGGCTTTTGCAGCAAATGATCTTGCTGCTTCGTCTAGGAAAGCACTAAATTTTTTCATTCGTCCAATTTTTATCTAGATTAAAATTTGCTTTACTAAAAGTCAATCGATCTACAATTTTGATAGGGTGTTCCGCAACAGTAACGAATCCCTCGTGTTCTGTAGGTTTACCATCTATGTAGCATTTAACGCTGCCAGTAACTTTTATGTTTTCTAGTAAACGTTCTTTGAGTTCATAGAGCATATGCCATACTTTGAATGTAGTGACATTGATCTCACACTTGTATTTATCATCCAACGAGTCATACATTTCTTGAGGACGCGGAACTCTACCCGCACGAATGAATGAATTGATATGTTTAGATATCATTGGTCTTACTTTTGCACTAGGAATCTTACAACGTGCAACTCTAAGTAAGAATTTTATCCAATTAAAATCAGGTAGTTTTTCTATGTGTGCATCTGCTTCATTAGAACCTACGAACTGAGCAGTATCTTCACCGTAAATATTAATACCACCGTACCCAATAGCATCGTGAGATATTTCTGTGTAAGCAGTATGTGCAGCAAGGACAATGTTGCCAGTAGTCGCTTCGGAGAAACGATACTCCAAAGTGTTAGGACGATAAACGCACCCACCACCGACACCGATGAAATCAGCTTGGACAATACCACCGATACGAGGAAGATTATGCCAACATAAACGTAGAATGTCCGCCAAAACCCCTTTGTAATAGTTGTCAATGTCAGTTTGGTCATAACAAATTTTTACTTTAATCTTGTTGAAGACAGATTTAGTGCCAACAAAGAACTTACCATTGCGAGGATCAGTTCCAAATACTATAGCAGGTGCACCATCCCATTTAACAGACAATTTGGGATTGTTCATTACCTCATTCACAGCATTTGTTGCTTCCCTACGACCATAGAGTATTAAATCTTCAAGATGGTCAAGGTGTTTGTTGGGCATGTCGTCTGTGTCTATGCCATTATTATAACACTCTAAAGTAGAATCCATGACTATAAGTGTGCCAGTTTATAAAGTGTCTACCAAGGATCTCCAGACATTTTTAAACTACTTGCTACTTTTTCTGATTCATATTTGAATCTCATTTTAAGGATTTTTTTCGTACCTGCCTTGACACCGATAGATTCATTGCCAACAGGTTCAAAAGAAATCTTTTGTTCCATAATTGCTTTTAACTTTGGATTGTTCAAAGGGTCTTCTATGTCAGCAGTATAAGGTGTTTTAGTTCCTCTACCTGTAACCTTTACATATGGAGGAAACAAATCTGAATCTGCATCAATCCAACTCTTTATAATATAATCCCTTCTTTTAGATTGTGCAAGTGTATTTACTTTCTTTAACATAAGATCTCTACACTCATTTAAAACTGCCTGACCAATTTTTTCAGTAAGTTTTTGAACCGCTTTGTTTTTACGGATTGCTGATTTTCTTGAACTAGCAGAAGATGGTAAATCAAAATCTTTAATAACCAATTTTATTGCTTGATTATTAATATCAGATAATGCAATACTTAAATCTTTTTCTACAGTACCTACACCAGGATTTTTAAATCCAATGTCTGATCTACCAGAGGTTGACTTAGCAGATAAACCAAGAAAACCACCCTTTCTAAACTCAACTAAAACGTCAGTAGGATTCTTCTTTTGATTTACATCTACACCTGTAACTGCCTTAAAAGAAAAACCAGGTCTTGCTGTCCAATATACTTTTTTAATACCTTCATATCCATGTTTCTTTCCCCACTTTATAAAATCATTTGCCATAACACTAGCACGACCCATTTGATTCGTGCCTTCTTGTTCAGTTAGAAGTTCAATTTTTTTATTGTATTGACTCTCTGATGCAGAGTCAGGGAATTTATTTTTATTCAATACAAAAGCAGTGTAAATTTCATTTACATCTGCTAAGTCTGTATTCCTTGCCATTAGTTCAAACAGGTCTCCACCTAATTATTTAGGTTTTTATTATAATTTTCTAGTGCAGCATCTAAGGCATCAGTTGGTTGAGTCATTTCTTTTTCTATTTTTTCTCTTCTTGCACTTCTTATAATCATATTTTCTATGGACATCCAATGATCAATATTAAGTATGTCTATATCTCCTCTTAATTCTTCTCTAGGTAAGGTTACAAAATCTTCTCCACAATGAGTTGGTTTACCATCTAAACGAGGACTACAAGCATGTGCAGGTGGATCTGTAACTGGTGCTGTGCATCCAACTAATATTAGTGGTAGTATCAAAAACTTATTCATCTTTTTTTAAAACTACAACAGGTGCGATCACACGATGGAACTCTCTAAAATATTCCATTCTGTCTTTAGCATACTCTCTTTGTTCTGGTTTTTTCTTAGGCATTATCCGTATGTGTGTATGTTATAGGATTTCCTTGTAGGAGGATACTTAGGTTTTGCTTTACGCTTCACCGTTAATAGTATCTTTAATAATTTCTCTGTTTTTAATGTAGTCATACCCATTCTGGTTTGCGTGTTGGATCTCTAAGATAATTATCCTTTACCCAAG